TCCCATATCAAACGTAACCAACTCGTGATAGATATGCCATCTGCCATTAGCCATCTTCTGCCCAAAGATTGCAGCAGGTGTCAAACCAAAGTCAACACCCACTTGTATAGGCACAGAAGGATCAGGCTCTAGTCCATCTTCTGCCATCAAGTTGTCATCATACTCGTTCATTACTGGTTTACCTTCTTGGACATAGGTATACAAACCTTGTGCATAACAGCGTATCCAATCGGTGTTCTTTCCAAGCAATGTTTGTTCATAGTACCCAGTGGGCAGGTTCTTCTTGTTTTCTGCGAGTGGGTTAGTTGCCCACCAGGTATTTGCTGAGAACACAAAGCCATTTGCCTCTGGATTCTCTGGCAACTCATCTGAATCACATTCTTCTACAGCACCAGGCTGTCTGAAGAAGGACCACTTATACTTACCTCTCATCTTTTCTTTTTCTGCTAGTCGGTACCACCAATGGTCATCATCCATAGGGTTGGTGTCCATGATGATACCACGCCAAGGACTTGCACCACCATCAGATAGTGTAGGATACCTACCTACCCTGTGTGTCAATCCATCTATAACTGCCTTGGGAAGTTCCCTCGCCTCGTTCACCCATGCACCTGTCAACTCCATGGATAAAAGTTTTCGCACATCTTTCGGCTGATCCAAAGCGAGGAATATGACTTCGCAGTCTATACCTGGGGCGTTGTCTCTTGACGGAAGTTTTATGTGGTGTGTCAATGGAGGAGACCAACGGAAAGGTCCCCAGATATTCTCAGGAAACAACTCTTGCCATGTCTTTATGGTAGTTGTTCTTAGTTCTGGATAGGAGTTTCTGACGACTACAAAGCGACTATACTTGATGCCATCTCTTGGTGAAGGGACTTGACTAACTGCTTTGAGCATAATCTCGGCAGCACAAGCGTACGACTTGCCACTACCTACAGGTCCCATGATACCACGCACAAATGATTTATCTTGCAAGAACTTCCACACCATGGGTGAGGTAGAGAAGTCAAGATTGAGATTTGTAATAGCGTTACTCATGTTCCTCCAAGAACTCTATAATACTATTTATCTTTTCTTCAGTAGCCAAAGACTTACGCAACGTCAATCCTTTGTAACTACTTTCCTTCATCCCCATCATGTGTGCCATCAGTTTGACTGATAGGGTTTTCTGTACCATTAGGTTCATTATCTTTGCCTGTTCTGGTTTCGTTAGTTTTCTCACTGTACGCAACATCTTCTACTTCGCTTTCTATTATTGTACCAGGTCCTTGCATTACTATACCAACTACAGAAGGCTTGTCCATATCATCTTGCTTTTCTAACATACCTGTTGCTTTAGCAAGTGTTCTCAGGACTGATACCTTATCGTGTAGTTCCACTTCTAGTTGTGGACCTTCTTTGGTCGGTGTCATTTTTATTTTCTTGATTGCTTTGATTGCTTTGTTAGATATCTCATCAGGACTTTTGACACGAACATATCCAGTAGAATCCCAGTCTAGTATCTCATCAATACTTGCTGTGGCGATATCAACCAGTTCTTGAGCTACTGCATCTTTACTATGGTCTAATATCTCAGACTTCTGGATACGTTTCTGTACCACCCTTACACCACCAAACCTATCTAGAGGTGGTCGTGTAACTCTTTTTTTAGAAAGGGATCTCGTCATCAAAACTTTCCTCTTTAGTATTAGGTGTATTACCCCATGCTCTAAAGAAACCAACTATATCGCCTTTGTTGTAGTTTGATGCGTCATCTATCTTCTGATATATCTTGATATCAATCGCACCTTTGATTGGTTCTCTGGTCTTGGTTTTATCATCCCAGTTAGAACCTCCCATACTTCAATTATATAATCACCTTCATTCATTGTGATGGGTTTCATTAGCTTAAAGCTACGATTGCTGTGTGTAGGTCCACTCATAATATTTCCTTTCATATCTATATTATGGATATAGTATAACAGTTTCTGAAAAAATTGCAAAAAAATTGTGTGATTGGGATATGTATATACAAGCCACCCCCACCCCGAAGGGGTGTGCCTTCATTATTTTTTTTAAGAGGACTTCCAACCCTAAGTTATACACAAATTCTATTGTTTATATATATATGTACTCTCACCCCACCCAAAAAATAATTAACATTTTTTTATTTTAGGGGTTGACAATGTGATTATATTGTATATACTGGGTATATATTGTTATTAATAGAAAGGAAATACAATGACAAGAAAACATTATATTAAAATAGCTAAAGTATTAAATCTATATCGTGATATGATTGGCAGATTATCACAAGATGATTTCCCATCTGTAGAATCTAGAATTTTTGACAAAATGGTTGATGAATTTGCAATACTTTTTGCGAGTGAAAATAGACGTTTTGATTCACAAAAGTTTATTGATGCTGTTAATAAATCTAACTAGTATATATAATAGTTAATAATATATAGTTATATACAACCTCTAGAGGTCATATACCAACATAACTTCTAGAGGTCATATAAACAAAGAAAGGAAATAAAATGTTAGAATTAGAAGTAATGATGAAAAACGTATATGGAAAAGATTTGATTTATCCCAACTGTCATTTATCACGCATAATATGTAATAAGTTGATGAAAAAACAAACGTTTTTAATTGGCGATATACATTATCTTAAAATGTTAGGTTATACGTTAAAAGTAAAATCACAAGTATTTTAAACAAAGAAAGGATATATTTAATACTTGACAACAGATATTATATATATATACTGTAGATATTATTAATCATTATAAAAAAGAAAGGACCATATAATGACCATATATACGATAACGATAAAAGAGCAGATTGTACATGATGTAGAAGTTGATGTACCAAACGAGGATATGTTACAAGATTACATCAAAGAATCTGTCTTTAAAAACGAAGTACCAACCAACCCTAAAATTGGTTATGTAACAAGTACTGTTGCAACACCCACACATAAAAATGATTATGTTATATCACATGAAGTTGTGGAACATAACGAATATGTAGAAGATGTAGTCAAGCAATAGTAACATAAAATAATGGGGGGTTTGCAGGCCCTGCGTCTCGCCCCCCACAAATTAGAAAGGAAATATACAAATGGAACTATGTACTAATAAAAACTTTTTAGACAAACCTAATAAAAACTTTATTGAGTTTGTTGAATATGTTTATTCGTTTTATGGGGAAAATGTTGACAATGCTTTGTACCCAATCAAAGGCTGTACTTGGAATGTCTGTTACAAGACGTGTGAAAAGTATGTAAACAAGGTAGCTTTTACTGACAGGTGGGGTTTTGGTGATAGTGTTGATAGAGAAAGGGTAAGAGATATAATACTTGCTAAAGGTTATAAACATATAGAAAGGAAATACAACAATGAATCTTAAACACGTGCAAAATTTATTACGTATTGAATTAAATAATACGTATGCAGAATTACAATTACGAGCAGACGAAGTACGAGAGATAATGGACAATGAAAACACAACGGAATTTGATGTTGGGTTTATCAAAGGAATTGAACACGCATTAGAAATATTGAAAGAAAGGAAAGACAATGAAAGACATTAGACAATCAATAGAAAACTTAAAATATGTATTGAAAGAAGAACAACGACACTATGAAGAAGAGTATGAATGTGAAAATGCCCACAACATACCAACAATGGAACTAGAAGAACATCATTATAAAGATTTACGTGCAATAATGACTTATGCTTTTAATCATCATCGCTATTTGAGAGATAGCAGAAAGGAAATAAAACAATGAGATTATTTGATAAGCTATATGTATACGTATTCGTGCCTATCATAATAACTATGTTTGTGATAGCATACGTAACAACAATTATTACATTCTTCTAATACTGAAATATAGAAAGGAAATACAATGAAAGAGATTACAACAGTAATAGACAGCCAAGAGTACACATTAACTAGTGGTGATTATATTGCCCTTAATAATAAAGGACAGTTAGTTGGTATTGGTGGTTCACTTGATGATTTTACAGAACAATATCAAGATGAAGAGGATAATATATGCAACTTGGAATTGAACCAACCCAAAGGTATATATGCCATACTAAAAGTAGAGCAACTAATAAATATATAGAAAGGAAATACAATGAAATATAAATATGATGAAATCAAATCACACTTTGAAGATTATCTAGACGAGAATTTAGAACACTTGAAAGATGATAAGTATTGGAAAGAAGATTTACATCACAATGTATTCAATACAGACTATTACATTATTGGTAGACACCAAGCTAAACAATGGTTAGGTGATGAAGTCTTTGAGTGTATTAATATCATAAAAGATTATGAACAAGATAATTTTGGTGAAGTTACAACTGACTTCACAGAGCCTGAACACGTTGTCAATATGTATGCTTACATCATAGGCGAAGAGATAGTACAAGATTATCTTGACAGCATAGCAAACGATTAGAAAGGAAATAGAACAATGGCAACACACATTAATATAAATGAATACAAAAACGAAACTTGGTTTAATGAAATCAAATCTAATATAATAGATACCATTAATAATATAGATATTGATTTAGATTATCTACCTAATGAATATTGCATTAATGGAAGTAATACAGTTTTTCAATATAAAACAAATTTAGATTATGATTTAACTGATAATGATATACCTTTATCATGGTGCATATTTGAAGTGCATTTAAAACGTGGTAAGTTAAATGATATATTTATTGTAGCATAAAGAAAGGAAATAAAATGAGTTACAAATATGAATACGAAACAAAATACTACAAACAACTTGACGGATACACAATGCACTTTGCCCAAATAGACGAGGAGGGATTCCCACAATTTGTATTATACAAAAAAAATGAACAAGGTTTACTGTTTACTTTAAGCTGTGATACAGAGGGTAATGAAGGTGGGTTTGCATTTATAGAACCACTAGAAAGGAAATAGAAAAGGGTGCTAGGGTATAAAGTAAAAGCAACTTCATACAGTAGCACAAAGCCATACATACTAGGTATACATTACGCACAACGTATGCCTAGTATATCCTATTCTTACGGACTATTTAAAGATGATGTAATGGTGGGTATAGTATGCTATGGTTCGCCCCCCTCACAGTCTTTGTGTAAGGGTATATGTGGTGTAGAATACAAGGACAAGATACTAGAACTCAATAGGCTATGCCTAAAAAACAATCTAAAGAATGAATCAAGTTATCTTGTATCACAAAGTCTGAAGTTATTACCCAAGCCTAAAGTTATAGTGTCTTATGCAGATACGAGTCAGAACCATGTTGGCTATATATATCAAGCTACAAACTTTTTATATACTGGACTATCAGACAAGAGGACTGAATGGCGAATGAAAGGTAGCGATTTACATAGCAAAACGATATGTGAAAAATACACTTTGGAAGAAAGAAAAGACAACGATATGTTTTATGTTACAGATAGACCACGCAAACACAGATATGTTTACATAATAGGCAACAAGAAGTTTGTAAAACAAGCCAAGAAAGATTTAAGATACCCTATAAAAGATTACCCAAAAGCACCAACTACCATTTAATTTTGTGTGTTGATTTGAATTTGCCTAACAACTGCTCAAACTCTTCTTTCTTTGTTGGTGGCTCTTTGCTCTTCTCTTTAAATACATTCTTAAAGTATCCAATAGAACGTATCCCATCTTTACCAGTCTTTCTTCGCCATATCATGTAGTCATCTATCTTTTTTAAGATGTACTCTTTGGACAATCCACGGTCTAACCACGACTGAACAAGGTACTCATGTTGTAATGTATAGCTGTGTGCTATCTGTCCAAAATGTTTGTTCAATATCTTAGTGTAACTCAGACAGATGTTCCTTGCCTCTCTGCTTGGGAATTTATCATCAGTCTTTTTTGGCTCTGTTGGTGGTACTATCTTCATATCTTTTACTAACTCTTCTTGATGTTCTGCTTTCTGCATAGCAAATGCCTCTAAGTCAGACATGGGTTTGACATCTGGATCTTCAAAGAATATGAAGTAAGCATTACCTTTCAGATTCTTATGAAACTTTTTTGAGGCATAACGAATATATCCCCATGCCATAAGCAATTTGATATGCTTACTAACACCAGATTGTGTTATGCCACCCATAGCCTTTGCAAGTAATTCTTGTGAGGGATATGCAATCCCCCCTCTGTTACCATAAGAGCATAGTATGACAAGCAGTTGGAATGTACGCAAGTGCTTACCATACATAAATCTTTCATCAGTCAATGCTCTACTTGGGACAACGACAAAGGGACTTGGTGGTTTGTATGTCCCTTTCTTTTCTGTCATACATCAAAGAACTTACTTGGACTATCTTGTAATATCTTAGAGTGTAAATCCATAGGTAGTTTCTCTTTCCTATCTATCAATCTTTGCAGATACCATTCTGCTTTTTGATAATCTTCTTGCGAAGATACACCAATCTTTTTTCCTGCACGACACATATATTTGAGTACAGAACCCTTAAGATAGCCAACAAATTCTTTGTCAGACAGTTGGCTTTCTATTGCGTCTATTGTTTCTATAACATTATCCTTGTAATGTTTCGGATTGATCTTGTCCATTTGCATACACCTTTGAGCTATCTATCAGTTGTTTAATTTTTTCTTCATTTATTTTTGATCGTGCATTGACACCTACTGTGAGTATGTCTGTGCATAAACCCACTAAAGATGTGCGTTCAGACTTAGCACAATTCTGTAGTGCGTCTTTCAAATGACTTGGTATTTTTATATATAATGGCGTAATTTCTTCCATGTAATCCTCCTTGTTGTTAAAATATTGTTTGACAATATACTCAAACTATTATAATTATATATATATGTCAACAACAAAGAAAGGAAATACAATGACAGTAAACAAAATGCCACTAGAAGTTGTGGTCAACAAGCTAGATAATTCTAGCACTAAGATTGATGAATTAGAAGATCAATTTTGGGAAAAGCTAGAGCAGTTTAATGAGGATTGCAGAAAGCTAAACGAAACATTACAAAGAATTAAGGGAGAAAACAATGGGTAAATTTAAAAATTATCTAATGGAACAAGAAGATCGCTATTGGGAAATAGCAGACAGAGAGATAGTAGCTTGTGAAAGTCTAGGCGAGTTTATGCAAACTATGGACAAACACAAAAATCTACTCACATTCATACCACAAGACGAAGATCCTGAAGTATACATTGAGGATATGTTAAGTGATATGTGGTCTGAGAAGTGGGCAAAGTACCAAGAACAAGCAATAGGGGAGGGTAAGGAGTATGAACACAATGACTATTGATGAAACAGAATTTCAAAGGGCAAAGCAAATGGCAGACGCTTACACTAGAAATCAAGTAGCACCATTGTCTAAAATATCTGAGCAATGGGTACAAATAGAAACTATTGTAGAGAGCATAAAATCATTAAGACTGGATACTATGGAGTTAGATCCAGTCATGTATGATGTCCTTAGAAACATACAGAACCAATGTAAGTTTATCACACAAGATGTGAACATGAATGTTAGACGTTCACAAGATAACTTACAGAGAGCATTTAACGAACAAGAGGGAATAAGATGACAGATAAGAGTAACAAATTATTAGAGGCTTTGTCGCAGTTTCAAGCTGATAATATAACTGCAAAGAAAAATGCAAAGAACCCATTTTTCAAAAGCGACTACGCAAACCTTGACGAAGTAATCCAAGCAGTCAATCAAGGTGCCAAGTATGGATTGTCTTTTAGTCAATCAATAGACTATGAGATTACAGAACATGGCACGATACAGTTTGTAAGAACTAATGTGTACCATAAGGATTGTGATAGTGTACTAACATCTAGGTGTATCATCTCTGTTAAGGGTAATAAGTTTGATGACAGTCATGCTGTTGGCTCTGCCATAACCTATGCAAAAAGATACAGCTTATGTGCAATATATGGGTTGGCAACAGAAGATGATGATGGTAATGCAAATGCCAAAAAGCCAACTGGTAGTGGGGCAACAAAGTATCTTGACGAGAAAGGGGTAGAGCAAGACATAGCTGAACTAGAACATAAGTTTCCTAATGACCTCAAACCAAAACTCATGGAGTGTATAAAAGCATTTGATGACCTTGATGAAAACAGTACCTTAGAACAGATTAGTGTTGTTCTAAAAGATCCTATGCTAGAAAAAGTCGTGCAAGAAATAAAAAAGCATAAGGTACAAGACTTAGGAAACTACAAAGAATTGTTAAGGCTACGTCAAAACTGGATAGATGTGGGTAAAACAATAAAAGACTACTCAAATGCCTCAAAGGGAATATAATCTAAGAACATGGTCAAAGTTATATGACCAATTAACTAAAACTTCTCCCAAGGAAATTGATGTCGTATGGACTAATAATCTGTACGACATTAGTTTCTTAAAAAGAAATGATAGATACCTCTACGACAGTTTGAAACAGACAAAAGATATTATGTCAGACGACTGTTCCAATCCAGTCCCCCTTACTATTAAGAACCATAGGAAGTAACCTCGGTATCCCATCAATAATGATGCCACACCCCAAAATAAATCTTGTGGAAAAGTTTTTTGCATAGCTAAATGCAAGAGATTTTTGATTGATAAGACACCCTACTTGCATACCAAAACATAGTTGGTCAGGGTTTGCCCAATACCCTACAGAGAACTTGGTATGATAATGCCCTTGGACTGTAGACATACCCATAGTCTGTGATATTTTTA